AAACTCGACAAACCCGTCAACTGACGTATAAGCATGGGGTCTATACCAGAAATGCCCAAAACTCCAAGAGTGCTAAACAGAACGCCAAGAGACTGCACGGAGCACCCACTAGGGAGGTATAGATGCACAGTCCCGGTATAGTCTAACGGTATCCCATACAATGACTAGGAAAAGTAACAAGAAATTCGCCAGTCTCGAAAAGAAGCTGGCATCACTACAAGTGACCCAAAAACAGAAAAAGAAACCCCAACCCAAGAAGAAAGCAACGCCGTTTCAGGACGTTGGTTCTACCCTTGGACGAACAGTCGGAAGCATGTTTGGGAACGCAGGGATTGGATCCGGAATTGGACGATGGCTCGGACAGGGCATTGGTTCAATATTTGGATCTGGTGATTACACCCTGGCTGGTCCTAAACCTGATTATAACGTGCTGGTTAATGGTTCGCAGATTCCACAATTCTCTACAACCCACTCAACCAACATCATCTGCCACAGAGAGTATCTCGGTGACATTACTGGCACTAGTGCCTTTAATAACACTGCTTATCCTCTTAATCCCGGTATGTATCAAACATTTCCGTGGTTATCTACCGTCGCTCAAAATTACCAGGAATATAGATTCCATGGTGTGACATTTGAGTTTAGGTCCCTAATCACGGATTATGTCACCAGTGGATCGCCGGGGGTTGTCGTGATGTCTACCAATTATAATGCTGATGTACCCACGTACACCACCAAACAGCAAATGGAGAACGCTGAGTACGCGGTGTCGGTCAAACCAACCCGTGACTTAATGCATGGTATTGAGTGTGCTATTGACCAAACAATCTTACCCCATCGTTACGTACGTACAGGCAGTGTACCAACTGGTCAAGACTTACGTCTCTATGACTATGGTAACTTTCAATTCGCTACACAGTCCAACCCCACCAGTGATCTTGGAGAACTGTGGGTGTCGTATTGTGTCGAATTTATGAAGCCCGTACTACCAACCACCGATGGTGGTACTATTCAATCCGTACACTTCAACAGATCCGGTGGTTCAGGTTCTAACCCCCTAGGTACCGCTACAGTAACAACGAGTGGTACATTAGCTGCCATTGTTGCACCAACTAGTACACAATGGACCGCTACCCCTAATACGCAGTACTTAATCACCATAGATTGGGCAGGGACTAATGCAGTTATTTCCTTCCCGGTATTCTTGTTTTCCCCCAACTTCACCTTGGTAAAGTTGTGGAGTAACAATTCATCCAATTATGGTGATGGGTACGGAGGTGGATTGAATACTGGAACATGTTCCATTCAGTTCATCCTCAAGGAGAATGCAGGTGTGTTAGCATCTGGGTACTTTTCCATCGCCTCTACTGGTACACTCCCAACTTCGTCCGCTGTTGATATTT